TACAAGCAGACCCCAATAGCCAATTTAAAGAAGGCATAGAAATTGGAGGTCTATTATTATGTAAAGCTCCTCAAGAAATGATGGACCAAAGACAAGCTTTTGTAAATGAAAAAACAAGAGCACAGACCGAAGCAGTTGACCAGTCATACCTGAATCAAAATGATCCTCGTATGCCTAAGTTTGCAGAAGGTCAGGAAAATGGTAAAAGTTTCGGAAGGGGCAAAAAATAAATAGGAGAAACAATCATGGCAACTACAGCTACGCCCTATGGGCTTAAAGCAGTAAACCATATAGGCGGTACCCCTTATGCGGGCTCTACACGTCTATTACCGATTGCTTCTGGATATGCAACTAATATATACAATGGCTCGGTTGTTGCAATCGTAGCCGCGGGAACTGTTGAAATTGTTACAGATTTAGGTAACAACGCAGACGCATTCCCTGCCGGTGTTGTTGGTGTTTTTGTAGGTTGTACTTACACAGACCCTAATCTCGGCACAGTAGTGTTTAGACAAAACTGGCCTACAGGCACAGTAGCAGATGACGCTCAAGCATATATTGTTGACGACCCAGATGTAATCTTTATGGCACAAGCGGACGGTGCAGTTACACAAGCTGACTTAGGTCAGAATACTAACTTCGCAGCAGTACAATCTACAACTACAGGTGATACTACTACAGGTAATTCTAATAGTGCAGTATCTTCTACAACAGCTACGACAGCAACTATTGCTTTCCGTATTGTTGATTTTGTAGATAGTCCAACTTCAACCGTGGGTGACGCATTCACAGACTTATTAATTAAGTTTAATGCAGGTATTCACTCATATGACAATGCAACTGGAATCTAATTAAGGAGAATAAAACATGGCAATTTCAAGAGCCCAGCTCCTTAAGGAGCTATTACCAGGACTTAACGCGCTATTCGGTTTAGAATATGAGCGTTACGGAGAAGAGCATAAAGAGATTTACGAAACTGAATCTTCAGATCGCTCATTCGAAGAAGAAACAAAACTAGCTGGCTTTGCAGCCGCACCTCTTAAGTCAGAGGGAGCAGCTATTGCGTATGACAACGCACAAGAAGCTTTTACAGCTAGATACAATCACGTAACAATTGCTTTAGGATTCAGTTTAACTGAAGAAGCAGTTGAAGATAATCTATATGATAGTCTTTCAGCTCGCTACACTAAAGCTCTTGCACGTTCAATGGCAAACACTAAACAAGTTAGAGCAGCTAATGTTCTTAACAATGGTTACAACCAGAACTTCCTTGGTGGCGATAACCGTTCATTGTTTGGTACTAATGCCGCTGGTGCAGTTACTAACCACCCATTAGTTTCAGGTGGTACTAACAGTAACACACAAGCAACACCAACAGACCTTAACGAAACAGCATTAGAAAACGCAGTGATTCAAATCGCAGCATGGACTGATGAAAGAGGTCTATTGATTGCAGCTAAACCACGTAAGTTGGTTATTCCACCTGCTCTTCAATTCGTTGCTACTCGTTTATTAGATACTCAACTTCGTGTTGGTACAGCTGATAACGACCTTAACGCATTAAGAAATAATGGTGCAATACCAGAAGGTTATACAGTAAACCACTATCTAACTGATGGTGATGCTTACTTCTTAACTACTGACGTGCCTAACGGTATGAAGCATTTTGAAAGAACTGCTTTAACAACTTCTATGGATGGTGATTTCGATACAGGCAACGTAAGATATAAAGCCCGTGAAAGATATTCATTCGGTTGGAGTGATCCACTAGGTATGTGGGGTTCACCAGGTGCATAAGTAGTTTCATAGTTCTACTTAAAGCACTACCTCTGAAAAGCCCGGCTCCTCTCTGCTGGGCTTTTCTTTATCTAACACTCATGGATATCCTTATAGCGTAACTCTATACGGTATATATAATCTTTGTATCAGCAATGCTGAAATCTAAAATAAAGGAGAAATATTATGTGGACTAAACCAGCTGCTACAGAAATGAGATTCGGTTTTGAAGTAACAATGTACGTAATGAACAAGTAATTGTTTGTTTTAAACTAAGGGACTTCGGTCCCTTTTTTATTGTGTAAAAGCACTAAATAGAGTATCATTAATTATCTGGGAACATCCAGCTTATCAGACTGCCCCAGCAGACGCATACACGACCGATAAGCTTAACTTTGTATGGAGAACTTAAAATGTCAAGATCAACCTTTTCAGGTCCCGTTGCCTCAACTAACGGATTTGTGCCTACAGGACCTTCATGGCCTGTCAATGCTACAGCAACTGTTACAGCTCAGAATCTTCAAGTAGGATACCTTACTTCTACTTCAGCAGCTACAGTAACTATCACTCTTCCTATTACTACTACAGCAGGTGGTGTTACAGGAGTATCTCAACAATTGGGTGCGGTAAGAGGACAACAATTTTCTTTCGTAGTAGATAACACCGGTGGCGCTAACAATGTAACAGTCGCTTTAGGTACTGGCGGATCATTATCTGACGCTGCTACTATTACTGCTTCTGCAGTCGCTTTCGGTAGATTAGTAGTTGCTTCTGGTGCTACTGGTATGGCTCAATTTACTATGATGTTTACTGGCGGTGATGGAGTAACTCCTGGTTCAGCTACAGGTTACACACTTACACGTACTGCTTAAATAGGAGAATAGACAATGGCTATAACAACAGATATATGGGCCGTCACTCCTAGTTATTCAGCTACGTTATATAGAGCCGCAGCCGCTATTGGTGGTGCCGGAGATATAACATTAATAACTAATCAGCCTCTAGATAACGGGGCTGGCTATCAAATTCTATTTACTTGTGCAGGAGACGCAACTGCCGCTACATTTACTATCACTGGATATGTGGCTGGGGATTTATCTCAGTCTGTAACCACTGAAACTGTAGCTGGCGTCGATGCTGACACCGCAACTTCCGTAAACTACTATTCTAAAATTACTAGTATTTCATCAGACGCAGCGGTAGCATCCAATGTAAGTATTGGCAATGCTATTGCTGATGGTATGGCTTTACCTAGAACTAGAATGAAAGGATTCTATTTTGTAGGTTCTGCAGGAGCAGGTAGTGTTACATTAACCTTAGATGGTAATGCAGCATCAGATAGAGTTTTATTAAGTATAGCTACACCAGCTAATGTAGAGTCACAACAGATGGCTTTACCAGGCGACGGAATTTTAATTAACGGGAATGAGCCACAAACAACGTTTGGAGTAGTAACTCAAACAGCAGCTGTGACATCATTAACGGTATTCTGTGGATAAACTATGGAAGAAGAGCCCAAACCAATCAGCAATGAAGAACGCCTTGAGGAATTAAGGCGTTGGTTTGAATCACAAGGAGATTGTGTATAGATGGCAACAACTAGAAAAAAAGGAATGGGAATCAAAACTTCGGTTAAGTCAGGTAACTTTAGAAAGACTAAAACAGGAGCGGGGATGACAAAGAAAGGCGTAAAAGCCTATCGAGCTGCAAACCCAGGTTCTAAACTTAAAACAGCTGTAACAGGGAAAGTTAAGAAAGGTTCTAAAGATGCAAAGAGGCGTAAGTCATTTTGTGCAAGATCTGCAGGACAAATGAAAAAATTTCCTAAAGCTGCTAAAGATCCAAACTCTAGATTGCGTCAAGCACGTAAACGATGGAAATGTTAAAAATGGATGAAACAACAAAACACTTGATAGACCTATCGGCTATCTTTACTGCTGTTGGCACTATGATGTCTATACTACCTGTATTAGCTTCGCTATTTACTATTATATGGATGGGCATTCGTATTTGGGAAACCAAGACAGTACAAAAGTTATTTGGTAATAAAGAAGTTATTGAAGACGAAGGCGCTAAACCAAGAAAACCTGAAGCTTCGAGTAATAGGATCAATAAATAAGGAGAAAGTCATGAATACTGAAAGGATGAATCGACTTGAAGAATTAGGTAGAGTTGACGCAGAAAAAGGGTACACTAAAAAAGGTAAGCGTAATTTAGCTGCTGAAAAAAATCGTGTAGTTGGCGAATTAAAAATGATGGGCGGGGGTAAAGTCAAAGGATACAAGAAAGGCGGAAAAGTTAGCTCAGCATCTAAACGTGCAGACGGTATTGCTACTAAAGGCCACACCCGTGGTCGTATGGTTTAACTAAGGAGAATTAAAATGGCAACATTAGAAGAAATTAGAGCTCAAAGAAAAAAACGTGATAAAGAAAAAGCTGATGCTAAAGCTAAAGTCCGTGCAGATAGAAGAAAAGTAATTACGGATATGGATAAGAAGTATAGGACAGCAAAAGAAAATAGAGAAATCTTAAAGCAAAAAAGAAAAGCTCTACGGTCTGATTTATCAGCAGAAGCTAGATTAGCTGAAAGTAGAACTGCAAAAGCTAGAGGCAATACTAAGAAGTCTGATAGAAAATTAGCTACTGCAGAAAGACTTAAGGAAAATCAAAGACTAGCTAACGCTAGAGAAAAAAGAGTTAAAAACCTGCGTGACTTAAGAAAGTCTGGAGCAAAACCCGCTGAAAGATTGAAAGCTGCTCAAAAGAATTTACCAGGATATGGTAATAATAAATCAGCACCAGCAGCTAAAAAAGCACCAGCAGCTAAAAATAAAAGTAAAGCAACAAGAGCTCCAGGGTCAGAAGGGTATAAACCTATTAAGACTAATATGGGGCCTAACATGGCTAAGGTTAATAGACCAGACCCTAAACCAGCAGCTAAGAAAGCTGATGTAAAAAAACCGGCTCGACGTAAAGGACCATCAGGACCTACTATGACTTCTATGGGTAGACCAAGTACTGGGCCTAAACCTAGAAATAAAGATCCAAAAGTTAATCTGAAGAAACGTGGACCTAGTAGACCAAGCATGACTGGATTTAAGAAAGGCGGCTCTATTGATGGCTGTGCAACTAAAGGTCACACAAGGGCTAAGAGGTCTAGATAATGAGAGCTTCTCGCGGAATGGGGTGTATAAACTCTAAAAAAGTAAAGAAGCTAAAAACGGGTGGAAGTGTAAAAGCTGATTGCGGATGTAGTCACTCTAAACCTAAGAAGATGAAAGCTGGGGGTGAGGTATTTAAGTCTCATATGATGTATGATATGAAGACGGGCAAAGCAGTTAGAGCCAACACTAAAGCTAAACATTTAGCGCTTAAGAAAAAAGGTTATGGTCATACTAAACCCACTAAATTAAAAAAAGGTGGTACTGTAAAAGACGCATGCTACCATAAAGTAAAAGCAAGTTATAAAGTCTTTCCTAGTGCTTATGCTTCTGGTGCCATCGCTAAATGTAGAAAGAAAGGTAAATAATGGCAGTACGAAAGACAGCTAAAGGAGCCGCTTTAAAACGCTGGTTCAAAGAAGACTGGAAAGACGTAAAGACTGGCAAAGCTTGCGGTAGGAAAAAAGGTGATAAACGTGGTACACCTTATTGCAGACCTAGTAAACGAGTATCTGCTAAAACTCCAAAGACATCTGGAGAAATGACAGCAGCACAAAAGAAGTCTAGAATAGCCCAAAAGAAAAGACTTGGGCAACCAGCAGGGAAGCCACGTAGAGTAGCTTCACTTAGACGTAAAAAGACAACAAGGAAGAAAGCATAATGGCTACAACGAATACACATGCATTTAATTTAGACCTTAACCTTCTTGTAGAAGAAGCGTTTGAGCGGTGTGGTTCAGAGTTAAGAACAGGATATGATTTAAGAACCGCGACACGTAGTTTAAATTTACTTACAATAGAGTGGGCTAACCGAGGAGTTAACTTATGGACTGTTGAACAAGGATCTATTCCATTAGTTTCTGGTACAGCCACTTACGATTTGCCCGCGACTACCATCGACCTCATGAGCCAAGTCATAAGAACTGGGTCTGGAACAACTCAGTCAGACATAGCTATTTCTAGGGTGTCAAATCCTACTTATGCATCTATCCCAAGTAAGAACGACACGGGCAGACCGATACAAGTTTATATAGACAGACAAGCAGAGATCCCTAAGATAACTCTATGGCCTATTCCTAATGACGCAAGTTATACTTTTGTATATTGGATGTTAAAAAGAATTGATGATGCAGGTACAGGTGTTAATACACAACATGTACCATTTAGATTTCTACCATGTTTAGTAGCAGGATTAGCATATTACTTATCTATAAAAATACCTGAAGCAGGCGACAGAACACAATTTTTAAAAGCAGAATATGAAGAGCAGTGGCTACTTGCTTCAACTGAAG